GATATCCACAGGGATTGTGGAAATACTTTTGCGATCAGACTTGTATGCATGATTTTATTCACACACACGCAGAAGAATTCATTGCATTACACCCAAGACCTGAGGCGCTAGAAACACCAATCGAGGACCCTACAAAAAATGAATATGGTTGGACCCAAATAAAAGAGGTTGACAATAACCTTAATCCATGAGAATATAGGATATGACAGACATAAAAATCAAAACAACTAACCCTTACTCTGGACAGTCAACTTATTTGACTAAAGAAGAATACGATCTTTATCACACAATAAAAGATGCAGAGATAAAAGAAGATTACGAAACAGTTCGTAAAGGTTTAGACAAGTTTAGTAGAATGAACGCTGACGCGTACATGACCCTACTAGATTAATTACTCCTTGTAATCTCTGGCCCTAACGGGCCAGGGGTCCCGAACCAAATCCAAAAATCCAAATAAACTTTGACCCTATCCCCCCTTTTTGTAAAAAGGGGTCCCACTACTCTAGGTTGTATTGCATAATTTAGACATTCATGTATACTGAAAACATATTGGTACCATGAACTTGAATCAGGTTGACATAAGTAAATTACCTGCAGATGTGCGAAAGACCTTTAAAAAACTTCAAGTCATGCACGCAGAAAAAAAGATACAGAATAAAGCTAAAAATGATTTTCTATCTTTTGTAAAATGTGTATGGCCTGATTTTGTAGAGGGGTCCCACCACAGACACATCGCAGATAAATTTAATAAATTAGCATCGGGTGAGATAAACCGTCTGATCATTAACATGCCACCTAGGCATACAAAATCTGAATTTGCATCTTATCTTCTGCCAGCATGGATGGTGGGCCGTGATCCAAAGCTCAAGATCATACAGGCAACCCACACGGCAGAGCTCGCGATAAGATTCGGTCGTAAGGCCAAGAACCTGAT